AAGGTGTGAAACAATATTGTCGCACAATACCTAAAAAAAATGTATTATATTTGATAGAACATACTCCCAATTATAAAAATGTAGAAGGTGTAGAGCAATTAGAAGACGAGTTATATGAAGATTGGGATGAATTCGAAGAACCTGATTCATTAAAACAGAAAAAATATGACAGAGATACTGAATTAAAGAATGCTATAAATAAAATTAATATAAAATTCAATATTTGAAGGGGGTATTTGGTAATATAAGCTATATCTGAAAAATATAGGCTATATTTGAAAAATATAGACTATATTTCTTATAAATTCTATAAAATATTAAAATGATAATAGTAAATTATTTAATTAGAGTAATTTATAGTTTAGTTGGTGTAAGCCATAGCTCCCATACCACTCATAATTCTAAATACATTGTAGTTAACAGCAAAAACTCTGATTTGAGCATTTTTACGTTTTTTATCCGCTCCACAATAACCACTACTATAAGATTCTTGACCAACGTCATAGAAGAGTTGTAAAGAAGCAGAATCTATGCGACTAAAATTGCAAGTTCCACTTGGTTGATGCTCTTCAGGTTTTAAGGCAAAGGAATATACATTGATACCACAAGGAGGAATGTTTTCATGATGCTGGTATGGTTGTACTAAATTAAAATAACGACCAAATCTCGGTTGGAAACGTTGATGACCATTTAATAAGATAGTTGCTTGACATACAGGGTTACAACCACGGTCGAACATGGGAAGACCACTATCATCATCTAAGTAGTTATTAAGACCTTGAGTGGGTGAGCTGGGTCCAGGACCACCTGAGGCTAAGTCATATTGAACTGCATGTCCCTGATTAACACTCAACCCATCCCAATCATAAACACCACCTGGATTAGATACTGCTGGTAAACCATTGACATCAACGATTTCACCAATTCCTGGCGTTCCAGCCCCAGTTCCATCCCGTCCAACTCCAAATGGTATTCCAAAATCTAAATTATCACTAGTTACCATACCTTCTCCCATAGGATTTCCTGGAACACCGGTATAGAATGTAGGATCAATGCTGTCTGTATAATTAAATCTTTGCGGTCCACCAAAAGATTTAACAGCATCTCCTTTCCAGTTTTCATCTGGTTGAATAACCCATATAATTTCTTTGACTGGGTGATTGAAACTTAGATTTACTTTTTTAGACTCACCAATAGTCATAGCTAAAGAACCTGCGAATTGAACCTGTTCTACTAAATATTCGTGGGCAACCTGGGCAAAACGGCGTCTTTCATCTGTGTCTAAATAGATATAATCTACGTATATTGATGCTCCTTTCAGATTAGGTCCAGTAGCACTGTAATCGTCATCTGTTCTGAAACAGCAATATTTTCTCTCTTCAAAAGCAATATCTAATGTTACTGAATGATATTGTAAAGCGATTAAAGGTAAAGCCAATCCTGGATTTCTACAAAACCAGAATTGTAAAGGTATATATAATCTGTAGGATGGTATTTTACTTGTCTGAGATCCATCTAACCTTTGAACGAATTGTGTCAATCTAGGAACATTTCCTACCATATCAGCATATCCTACTTGTAATCCAGCTTTTTGTGTTAGTGTATTCCATATATGTAACCAATCAGCAGTATGACTGTCTTGTAAAGTGCCACCTACTTTAAAATCAATTCTACTGATTAAAGCGTGTCCTATCCAATTTAACCATCTAAAGCTTGCATTATTGGCTAAACCTATATCGTTGTCCTCTCCATTTGGGTCGATTTCTGGTAAATCTACTACTAAATATGTTCTATATACTAAATCCCCATTTCTTGAAATAATGCAGTTAACTCTTTTACCAAAATTAACGTTTCCAGTTAAGTTTTGTTCTACTGCTTCTACCGAGAAATTAGTATGACGTCTGTAAACTACTTTAAAGAAAGTAATTTGAGGGTTTCCTGTTAAATAAATATCTTGAGCCCCATAGGCTACTAATTGCATAAGTCCACCTCCCATTATTAATAGTTCTATATTATAGATAAAGAAAAAATTTTAATTATTTAAGACGTTTGGATTAAACTTATAAAATTAAATTATTTATATTAAAAATAAAATTATTTATATAAGAAATTAAATATAGTAAAAAATTTCTTTCATTTAAAGTTTTAACCATAAACATAAACAAATTTAATAATTAGATAACGATTTTTATGAATCAATTTAAAATAAAACAGAAAAAAAAAACTAAAGATAAAAATAATTTGAGAGTAACTTTGGATGTAACACATAACAAAACTATAAAAAAATTCAAATCTAAAAAAGCATCGCTGCCAAATAAAAAAAAAATTATAAAAGATTGTAAAATCAAATTGAATAAATTATCTAATAAAAAAAAAATAAATTGGAGCGATGAAGATATAAAAGAATTTTCAGAGTTAAAAAAAAAAATTAAAATATTAGATAAAGAAATAGAAGATTTATCAGTAAACAAGGAAGAAAATGATTATTTTTTAAACACAGCACATTTAATGTTTAATTATTATGAATTAAACAATAAAGATAAATCAACAAAAAATACATCAAAAAATATAAATAACAAAGAAAGTTCTAATATATTAGATTTTTTCTCAAACCAAAATACGGAAATAAATAATATATTAAACGATAATAATAATAAATCTCTATCTAAAACAGAAATTATTGAGAAGTATTTAGAAGTGACTACTAATAATCATGTTAAAAAAATTAATATAGAAAGAACTGATATTTATAAATGCGTTAAGTGTAACATAGATAGAACAGTTTATCATGAACGTGGATTAATAATATGTGATAAATGTGGATCACAGGAAAAATTTTTAGTTCACTCAGATAAACCATCATATAAAGAGCCTCCAAAAGAAGTTTCTTGTTACTCCTATAAACGTATAAACCATTTTAATGAATGGTTAGCTCAATTTCAAGCAAAAGAATCCACAGATATACCTCAAATAGTATATGATAAAATATTAATAGAGATACAAAAAGAGAGAATTACTAATATAGCAATATTAAAACAAAATAAACTAAGGGAAATTCTTAAGAAATTAAAACTTAACAAATATTACGAACATGTTCCACATATTATTAATAGATTAAATGGTCTCCAAGCACCTACTATGTCAAGAGAAATAGAAGAGAAGTTACGTTCAATGTTTAAAGAGATTCAAACCCCATTTATTAAACATTGTCCAAAAGATAGAAAAAATTTTCTTAGTTATTCCTATGTTTTACATAAATTTGTTCAGTTATTAGGATTAGATGAATATATGTCTTGTTTTCCTTTATTAAAAAGTAGAGAAAAACTACATCAACAAGATTTAATATGGAAAGAAATTTGTAAAGAGTTAAACTGGGAATTTATAAAATCATTATAAAAAATATTTATACAAAAGGGATATATCTAGGTGTATCATATTTATAAAGTGTTCCTACTTTATAATTACCACCGCCTTGAACTTTTATTTGCTCACCTGAATCATATATTTGTTTACAACCATAATCGTCTAAACAGTTTTTACCATCTTTAATTATTGGTAATTTAATAGGATTAAATCCATTTGTATTTGTATAATATAACCATTGTTGGCTTCCTGGATAAGTAGGTTTTCCATAGAGTGGTAAAATATTATTTAAATTATTGTTTCCGCCACCAGAACCACCACCACTGCCGCCACCACCACCATCTGGTTGTATAACACCAATTTGCTGATAATTGGGAACATAACCTCGTGTTGGTATATTTACTAATACCCCTGGTGGGCTTTTCATAGTATATTTACTCTCATAAGTTTGAAGTGGTGGAATAAGAGGATCTGTTATTCTCTCTTCATAAATTGCTTTTTCACCTAAAGCTATATTTTGTTCTCCTAATACATTAAGTCTTTTTTCAAGCGATAATAATTTATTTTGCAACGATGATACTTTTGTTTGTTTAGTAGAGACTTCGTCACGTAAAACATTTCTGTATTGTTTAGAAGTATTATGTATAAGATATAATATAACAAGTATAGAAATAAATAATAATAAAGCATTTTCAGTTTTAAAACATAAAGAGTCTGTAATACAAAACATACTCATTTTCTTTGTGTATTCTATTAGTATACATAAAGAAAATAATTAGTTAGACTATTTAATATCTTCATTGAGAATTTTTAAAAGCGTTCTCATTACCAAAATAATCTTTAAAAGATGTTAGGATTTGTTTTCCTTCTTTTAAAGCAGGTCCCATAGTATTTAATGTATCCATTAATTTTTTTTGAGTGCTAATTAAATCTTTAGTTTCCTTTGTTAATCCTGATAACTGTTTTGGAGTTAGTTTTTTGTAGGCTTGAACAAAGGATTCATTAATATCTAACATATCATCATCTTCTTGATTACGCATTTTTTCTATTTTAGATTTTTTGTTATTTTTGCGTGATGATTTAAAGTTTTCATCATTATCCTCCTCCTCATCATCATCATCATCATCATCATCATCATCATCATCATCAT